ATAAAACTACAATTTTACAAGAGAATGATACCTTTACTATTCCCGTTGGACATTGGCACCAAGTTGTAAACATTGGCAAAGAGCCATTAGTTATTATTGAAACGCAATATGGCGAAGCATGTGAAGAAGATGATATTGAAAGGAAATTCCAATGATGCGATGGTTTGATCGGTGGTTTCAAAAACAAGCAAAGCGGGCTTGGGAAGCAGAACAAAAAGCACAGCACAACTTGATATATACTGATTCTAACTCAAGATCAATAAGTTCAAACAAAATTGGTGCTGATGGTATCAATATGAAACTACATGTTGCCAATGGTGGTTACATTGTAGAATTTCATCGTTATGATGATCATAAAGATCGTCCATTTAATGAACTTCATGTCATCAATGATGGTGAAGATTTGGGTCAGCGTTTAAGTGAAGTCATTGTTCAGTATATTATAAGTAATAGATAATGGACGAAGATTTTGAATACGACACAGGTCGTGTAATCCCTCGTGATAGTGCTGGTTGGCGAGAATTTGAATTTAACCGCATGAAAAAATTAAAAGATTTTTTTACTAATGCAAACATTGATTTAGAAAACGATGCATTTTTTAAAATTTCTTTGCGGGATCAAATAAAGCTTCAAAATGAACATGCAGCACTTAAAGAAGCGTGGGATCATTATATGGTCCTACTATCAATGACCTACGAGGAACAAAATGGAAAAAGAATTTGAACTTGACTTAACGGAAGAAGAAATTGAATACTTGATATTAAAATATATCAGAGACCAAACGATGTTAGGCAGAGACCAAATTCCCGTTGCAGAAATTTATGACTATCTAGATGCGGAAATTGTTGGCGAAGAAGATTTTGCCGATGGATTTGCCGTTTTAACCACTGATGCCTTAAAAGTTATCGCAGAATTTGAAGAAAAACATAAAAAAAGGTTAAATTAACCCTTGACAAGCCCGATAAATATGTTATATTGGTTATAGTCAATTGGAGAACCACCATGCGTAAGACCCTAACTATCCTACTCGCAGCTACCACTTTAGTTACCGCAACGGCAGCAAATGCCCAATGGCGTGATCGTCGTGATTATGGACATGGCGGTGGTGGTAATTGGGTAGCGCCACTTGTAGGCGGATTAATCATCGGCGGTATAGTTGGTGGTGCAATGGCACAACCCCGTTATGACAATGAATATTATTTCCATACAGAGTGCCGCCGTGAGCGTATTTTTGACCAATGGGGTAACTTCATCGGCGTTGAACGCCGTTGCTATCGTGTTCCAAATCAATAAGGTATAAAATGGGATTTCTTGACAAATTATTTGGTAAATCAAAAAATAATGACGCTAACGCCTCTGCTGTAATTACAGAAAGCGCACCACTAGCCTCTACTCAAACTAGCACAAAACCAAAAAAACCACGCAAACCAAAAACAAAAAAAGAAACAAAAGTTGAAGAACCCAAAGTTCAACCACATGTAAAAGTTGTCAATTTTGAATTTGATCCATTAAATCCACGTCTTGGTAGTATGGAACTTGAATGGAATCCAGAATTTGTTGACTTATTAAAAACTTATGGTTATAATGGTGATAGTTCTGAACAAATCGTAGATAATTGGTTAACAGATGTATGTCGCAATATAGCTGCAAACAGTGATCCAACAAACAATGTTGCAAGTTTTGAAAATAGTCGTTATATCAGTCGTAAAAGATTGGACGATGGTCGTAGCGAAATAAGTTAATACTTGACAAACCCTTAACCAGGCATTATATTAATATCATGAAATATCTTCTTGTAGATACAGCAAACCTATTTGCTCGTGCACGTCATTCAACTGCACGTGGCGCAGATACTTGGCAAAAGATTGGATTGGCGTTGCACATTATGTTCAACGTCATACAAAAGATGCATCGTCTGCATAAACCAGACCATGTTGTTTTTGCGCTTGAGGCTCGTAGTTGGCGTAAAGATTACAACACAACCTATAAAGCAAATCGTGCTGTTGTCAAGAATAAGATGACAGTCCGCGAAGCAGAAGAAGATAAAGAGTTTTGGGAAGTTTATAGTGAATTTACCAAGTGGATTGATGAACGTACTAACTGTAGCGTAATTCGTGTTGAACGTGCAGAAGCAGATGACATCATTGCTCGTTGGACTGCGCTTCATTCCAACGATGAACATATCATCCTATCCAATGACACTGACTTCTATCAACTACTCAGTGATAAAGTTACCATCTATAATGGCATGACCAACCAATATATTACCCTGCAAGGTTTCTTTGAAGATAACGGCAAACCTGTTGTGGATAAACTTACTAAAGCACCAAAGACTGTTGGCGACCCTAAGTTTATTCTCTTTGAAAAATGCATGCGTGGTGATCCAACAGATAATATTATGACTGCAAATCCTGGTGTTCGTACTAAAGGCAGCACTAAAAAAGTAGGTCTCACAGAAGCTTATGCTGACCGTGACCGCAAGGGTTATGCATGGAATAACATGATGTTGCAACGGTGGGTTGACCATAATGGTACGGAACATCGTGTGCTTGATCGCTATGAAGAAAACCGTGTTTTAGTTGATCTTACTGCTCAGCCACAAGAAATTCGTGATACCATTGATGCTGCACTACTTGCAATTAATCCTAAAGAAAATCGTCAAATTGGTACACAATTAATCAAGTTCTGCAGTAAGTATGAACTTGTTAAACTTAGTGAAAATGTTCAACCTATTGCTGAAATACTCAGCAAACCACTTGTAAAGGAAACTCAATATGCGTGATTTTTTTGTAAAATATTTTCCGTGGGCAGTTCTTGCTGTATTCTTAATTGAGATTTATGAATACTGGAACCTTGATCAAGATCGTGTTTTAATGGATATTGTTGCCGCTATTGGATGGGCTTCATTCATTGAAATTCGTTCTGAATATAATTCATTGTTTGATATGATTGAAGGAAAGAGTAAAGATGACACTCAAGGCTAAAAACATTGTAGAAAACCGTTTCTGGATTATTGAGAACGATAAAGGTGAACGTATTGGAAACATTGCACAAACTACTAGCGGTGTTCGTTGCACCGTAGATGATAATGTAGAAGTATTTCCTGACATGCAAGAAATGATGGCGAAAAAGAATATCGTAATTGCCAGGAAAAATCGTGAAAATAAATTAATGGTAGATAATGAAGTTTATGGTTATCCTACTAATCATAATTCCCATAACCAAATTTGGAATGTGAAACTTAAACTTCCACTTTATACTAAAAATAATAAGAGTAGTAGTTATTTTTGTGCTGGTTATTATGTTGTAAAATATGATAAAATTTGGGTTGCTGAGTATTGCCCTAAACTTATTACCCTACAACGATATCCATATCATGGTCCATATAAGACTAAAATTGAACAATCTGAACGTTTAAGGAATGTAAGTAATGAGACCGCCTAGAACATATCATATCCGTGAATTTATCAATCGCGGGCAAAACATTGTAGGCAATGGTCTGATGTTTGATAAAGATACAATTGGCAATGTTACAAAAGAACTTGCTGATGTTCTTGCATATGTTCTTGAACTTGAAAATAAAATAGACGAGTTACAAATCAAAATTGCGCAAAATGAAATCATTACTGTAGAATTAATCGGAGAAAAATTTTAACACTGATTCGATTCGATAAATAATTATGCGAAATATTCAACGATGTCAAGACCAAAGCCTCAAGTTATAACAGAAATAACAAATAAGACAACTTATAAGTCAGAACAAGTTTTGGCTAGTGAAGGTATTTGGGCTATTTTTTACGATAACAAACCAATAAATCTTAAAACTACAAGCATGCTTGCACAATATCCTGGTCCAAAATATAAAAAAACAAGTTTCTCAAATCCAGGTCACGCAATTAATCTTTGTAAGAAACTTAATATACAATTTAAAACTACTAAATTTAGCGTAGTGTTGTTGAACAGTGGATCAATCGTTTATCCAACAAAATAACAAGTCTAAAATTGAATGGACGCATGAATTATATCATTTGTCCCATGGCAATGATGCGCCAATTCCAAACATAAATCAAAAAAATATCTATATTCTTTATTGGTATAATAGCAACAAAAACTTTGGATTTAGACTTAATAATACTGCTTTTGAACTAATGCGCAGTTATGGTTATAAGTTTTATGAACATCACATTGATAGGCGAAAATATCAAGTCAATGGCAAAGAACTTGTGTTAATGGATCGTTACCACGCCCATCCTTGGTTTTACCAAATGAGCAAGGGGGAATTATTCCTAATGGACGGGGAATTATCCACAATTTTAGCAATTTGTGACGGAAATTTACGTCAGGCTATTGAAACACTAAGTTAATTTCTTGGGTGGTAATTGTCTACCTGTCCTATCTATATTATATTTTTCAAGATATTTGTCAATTATAAGTTGTAATCTTCTTTCTAATTCCATACCAATGGGTGCAAATTTATGCAAAATTTTTAAATTTTTACCGTTCTCTTTTTGTACTTCGTAATATTTTCCTTGTGGAATATTCTTATATGGAATTAATTTTGGAATTTTGTTTTTTTTAACCGCAAAATTAAAAATAGAAAGAATTATATTTTTCCATTCTGAATCATTAATAATTTCGTTTACAATTTTTTCTGGCAAAGACCTAGTATGCCATTTTTTTCCAATTTCATATGCTAAATTTTTATCTTTAGTTTTTTCAAATTCTTCTATTGCATCTGTATTAATGTTTATACTATTAATTCTAAGTTTATCTGGACGTTCAACTTCTTTTTGTAACTCTTTTTGTCTTTCAGCTTTGTTTTGTTCTAGTTCTCGCTTCCAATTTTGAACATTCACAACTGTTGCGTAAGTTTCAGGGTCCATTGCTCGAAAGGCACCATAACTCTGGCCTGGTCCTTTTTTGGTGGGTGCTTCACTTATAATATCTTTTATTAACATATGATTATTTAGTGCTTGACAAGGTATAATTATATGATATTATAGCATTATAGATGGAGAACTAGCAATGTCCGATGTAATTTTTCTTAAAGATGCCATAATTGCCGCCGTAGCCGCCCAACGGATTAATGGCAAGTATATCAAGCGGTATGATGCGAAAGAAGGCGAGTTGAGCAATGGCGCACTTATGCGTGAATTTCTCAATTCAGAAATAATAAACTTTAACATTTTGCCGCAAGATATTGAACTTGCTGAAAAAATTTGTGAGTATCTTGACAGCAAGATGATTGAACTTATTGCTGGTACATTGCACGATTATTGGAAGAATTTGGTTCTACTGACGGAACAAAAACAGATTAATGCTAATGATTTCAAGACGTTAGCACTAATTGCTAGCGTTCCTAGTTCCTATAATAACGCCGTTAAACGAGAAAACGCACGTGAAGAAATTCGTATTGTCTCCGAAAATAGCCGCCATATTGGACAGGTTGGCGATAATATTGAGGCAGAAGTGACTATCAAATCAGCGGTTTATAGTGCCAATTATAACAAATGGTATCATACCGCCCTTACAAATGACCAGAATTTGGTCTGTTTTCCGCTTTCGGAACAGTTAGACCGTGGAACTGTCATTAATTTGACAGCCCGTATCCACAAGCATGACGACAATAACCAAACCCGTCTACACTATGTGCGGATTAAAAAAAGTGCTTGACAACCCTTAAATCTGTGTTATATTAAATTATAGTCAATTGATGGAGAGCGACATGACTGCCACTGATCTTACGATGTTTGGTATGACCAAAGCCGATATCCGTGACCAATATATCAACAGCATCTCTGCCAAACTGGTTGGCGTAGAAATGGTCGTCTTAGGTATCCTTTCCGATTGTCAGGAAATGATGGCTAGAAAAAATCCAACAATTCCGCACCCAAATGTAGATGAATTTATCCGTCAGCAGATGAATATCGCTAAGTTTATTCTTGGCGAAATGATGCAAAAAACTGCTTGACAACTACAAATAATATGCTATATTAAATTATAGTCAACTGATGGAGAAACACAATGGCTAAGAACACTGACACTGCACTTTCCGAAGTGCGCACGGTTACCCTCGCTGCTGCAAAGCGTGAGGTCATGGTTTGCGCTCGGCGCAAGCGTCCTGTATTCCTTTGGGGTGCGCCTGGTATCGGCAAGTCCGAACTGGTTGCAGACCTTTGCGAAAGCATGGGTGGTAAGTTGTATGATTTGCGTCTTGCACTTATGGACCCTTCTGACTTGAAGGGCGTTCTCTATTACAATCCTACCGTTGGTAATGCTATGTGGAATGCTCCACCCGATCTGCCATCCGCAGAAGAAGCTGCCAAGTATCCTGTTGTATTCTTGTTCCTTGACGAAATGAACTCTGCCGCACCTGCAACACAGGCTGCTGCTTATCAGTTGGTTCTTAATCGTCGTGTTGGCACGTATGAACTTCCTGACAATGTTGTTATCGTTGCCGCTGGTAACCGTGATACTGACCGTGGTGTTGTGTATCGTATGCCATCGCCACTTGCCAACCGTTTTGTTCACTTGAACTTGCGTGTTGACTTTGATAGTTGGAATGATTGGGCATTGAACCATGCTATCAACCCTGACGTTGTTGCATACGTAACTTGCAACAGGAATGATTTGTTCAACTTTGATCCACGCCAGAGCGGTTCATCGTTTGCTACGCCTCGTTCATGGTCGTTTGTCAGCGATCTTCTGCAAGAAGACCTTGCAGACACGGAACTTAATGACCTTGTATCTGGCACGGTTGGTGAAGGTGTTGCACTTAAGTTTGCCGCACATCGCAAGGTGGCAAGCCAAATGCCTGATCCTCGTGATATTCTGTCTGGTAAAGTCAAGGAACTCAAGGCCAAGGATATTGGTGCAAAGTATTCGTTGACTGTTTCTTGCTGCTATGAGTTGAAAGACTCGTTTGACAAGCGTGGTGGCGAACGTATGAAAGAAAACGACAACGTTGCCTGGCACGAAGAACTTGACAACGTGTTCCGTTTCTATCTTGATAACATGGACACTGAATTGCAAGTTATGATGCTTGCCACTATCCTTCGTAACTACAAGTTGCCTATGAAAACTAGCCGCTTGAAGAACTACAAGGATTATCATGCCAAGAACGGCGATTATATCCTCGCCGCTGTACGTGACTAAATCTCGCCCCATCGTTCTCCATCAGTGAGGGCGAGACTATAGGGGGGTGCTCGGCTAGTCGCCCCCCTATTTTTTCTCTTGACAACCTATATAATTATGGTATTATAAGTTATAAACATTGGAGAACATGATTATGGCTAAGATCAAACAAGGTGCTGGCAAACTCAGCGACACGATTGATGCGGTTCAAGACGAGGCAGCACGTCAGGCTATTCTTAAAGCACGTATTGCTCTTGTGCTCAAGCAACCTTTCTTTGGCAATCTTGCCATGCGTCTTACCCTTAAGAACGCTGACAGTTGGTTGACGACTGCTGCTACCGATGGTCGCCACTTCTTTTATAATAGCGAGTTTATCCTTAAACTTCCTACTAACCAAATGATGTTCTTGTTCTGTCACGAGTTGCTTCATTGTGCGTATGATCATATGAACCGTGGTCGTGGTTACAATCGTGACATTGCCAACATTGCAATGGACTATGTTGTTAACGCCGATTGTATCAAGTATAACCTTGGTCAAAAGATTACAGTCGTGCCTGTTCTTTATGATCGCAAGTATGACGAGTGGAACTTTGAACAGGTCTATGATGACCTTATCAAGAATGCTAAGCAAATCAATATTGAAGATTTGCTTGACCAGTTGCTTGACGAACATATGGATGGTTCACAAGGAAAAGGTGATGGTGAAGATGGCAAAGATGAGAAGGATGGCAAGGGCAACGGTCGTCCTAACCCGCTGACACCAGAAGAACGCCAGTCTATCAAGGACGAGTTCAAGGAAGCAATGCTTGCTGCTGCACAATCAGCAGGTGCTGGTAATACGCCTGGTAATATCAAGCGTATGATCAATGAACTTACGCAACCTAAAATTAACTGGCGTGAACTTATCACACAACAAATCCAGTCTACGATCAAGAATGATTACACTTGGACTATTCCTAACAAAAAAATGTTCTCGCAAGGATTTGTTTTGCCTAACATGCGCAAGGATCAGGCGATTGATGTTTGCATTGCGATTGATACCAGTGGTTCTATTGGCAATGACCAATTGAATGCTTTCTTTAGTGAAATCAATGGCATCATGCAATCTTATGATGACTACAAGGTTAAGATTTGGTGCTTTGATACTCAAATTCACAATCCAGTTGATTATACCACTGCTGATGGCGATGACCTTATCAATTATCAAGCGGCAGGTTTTGGTGGCACTGACTTTGAAGTCAATTGGAAATGGATGAAGAACGAGGATGTAAATCCAAAACTTTTTATCGTGTTCACTGATGGCGAACCATATGGTTCATGGGGTGATGAAAACTATTGTGATACGGTATGGATTATCCATAACAAGTATAACAAATCCATTGAACCACCATTTGGCATCCACGCTTATTACGAAGATTGAGACTGTTTTTTCACTCCTATGTTTCCAGTCTCACAAGGCTCCGAAAAATTTTCGGAGCCTTTTTTGTTTGATTAAATACTACTATAATACGGAGATTACTATGACTGACGAAAATACAACGGACGCAAACGTACCAGCAACCGCACCATCTATCGGAATTCAAGACATTGCATTCTTGGTCCAGATTGTTGAGACAGTTGCACAGCGTGGTGCTTTCCGTGCAGAAGAAATGAGCAGCGTTGGTGCTGTATACGATAAAGTAAAAGCTTTTATCATTGCTAATACACCACAAGCACCAGCAGAACAATCAACAGAGGAATCAAATTAATGGCGTTTTTTAAACATGTTGGCAAAGTCAACAGTAAAAAAGTAATCATTGTGCAACGCCAGTTGCCAATGCCAGAAGACCATATGGCAGTGGTCATTTATAGTGAAATTATGCCAAGCAAATATCACGATGATGTTATGCAGACTCTTGAAAGTGAACAAGGACAATCTGCATTTGAATTTAGAGACGTTCTACAACGTCGCATGATGGCAGATGGACAAAACATGCTTGAAGCATTAAGTTCAGAAGGTTATCTAAAACGTGTTGCTGCAAATAATGTTATGGTAACGCCAAACGCAAAAAGCAGCATGCGCCTTGACGAACTCAACAAACTTCTAAATGAAGTTGGTCGTGGTGATGAGGCAGTAAAGCGTCTTGACCGCATGGAAAATGCCCAGGGAATTGCTGACCCAAATAGGTCAGAAGTTTCAAGTGAAACTATTAATTTAAATGATATGGGCGTTGATATTGCTGCAGAAAATGCAAAGTTAAACACGGCACCTGCGGTTGCTCCAGTTGCAGCACCAGATCAAACTGCACTTATGATGCAGATGATGCAGACCATGCAAGCAATGCAACAGCAAATTAATGAAATGCGTGGTGACGTAGCACCTGTACAAAAAAGTAAGACAGTAGCGAAACCAAAGGTAGCACCTAAAACTAAGTCTACTGCCCGTGCCTAATAATCGTTTTAGTGACGATTTTTACGAAAGATGGGAACATCTAATGTCAGATATAGAAATATCAGATGTTCCTATGCGTTTTATTCGCGAAGTTAATATTGTTTTTGATAATGATAATGAAACTATATTTGATGTAGTTGAACTTATTAATAATGGATATGCAGTAGAAGATATTGAACGAACTATTGAAGAATTTTTAGAAATTCACGACGAAGATATTAGTCGGGTAGATTTTCATCTTAATCTAATTGCGTTGTCCGAAGAAGTTGGTGCCAAAACTAATAGATTATTAGGCGATGATTAAGGCTATTTTTGCAGTTGATAAAAATGGCGGTTTAGGAAAAGACGGAAGTCTTCCATGGCCACACGACAAGCAAGATATGCAATGGTTTAGTACCAATACACGCAATCACATTGTTGTGATGGGTAGCAATACATGGTTAGACCCGAAAATGCCAAAACCATTACCAGACCGCCACTGTTGCGTAGTAACAAATAAACCAATTGATAGTTTTCGTGATGCTCACACTATTATTCATGGTAATTATATTGAACAAAGTTTAGCTGTATTGAAAGCTAACAACTCCGACAAAGATATATGGATTATTGGTGGTGCTAAACTTATTGGCAGCACCAAACATTTATTTGAACAGATATATTTGACCACATTTGATGATAATTATAATTGCGATGTAAACGTAAATGTGGTAGAGTTACTACAGAATTTCCAAATGGATTGGGAAACTTACGGCAAAGATAAAGTATTTCAGGTGTGGAAACGTGCAAAATTATAATCAACTATGCGAAAAAATTCTGTTAGACGGTATACAAAGTGCAGATAGAACTGGTGTTGGTACGCTAAGTATGTTTGGCGAACAGTTAAAATTTAATTTAGCCGATGGATTTCCAGCAGTAACAACCAAGAAATTAGCATGGAAGTCCATGGTAAGTGAACTGTTATGGTTCATTGAAGGAAGCGGTGATGAACGAAGATTGGCAGAAATACAATATGGCACAAGAGATGAATCAAAGAAAACAATTTGGACTGCAAACGCTAACGCAAGCTATTGGCGTCCAAATTCTCTTTATCCTGGCGATTTGGGTCGTGTATATGGTGTACAGTGGCGTCATTGGCGCTATGTAACACAAGAAAGCCAGGTATATAAACCAGGTCTTAACAGAATAAATTATCAAGAAATTGATCAGCTTAAAGAACTTATTGATGGTCTTATTAAAGACCCTACAGGTCGTCGTCATATTATTACGGCGTGGAATCCTGGCGAACTTAAAGAGATGGCGCTGCCACCGTGCCATATGTTTGCACAGTTTTATATCCGTAATAATACTTTAAGTTGCCAAATGTATCAACGCAGTGCTGATATCTTTCTTGGTGTACCATTTAACATTGCAAGTTATGCATTGCTGACTCATCTTGTTGCAAAAACAATTGGAGCAAAAGTTGGAGAACTTATCCTTACATTTGGCGATGTTCATATCTATAATAACCATGTTGAACAGGTAAAAGAACAAATTAGTCGTAAACCATATCCTCTGCCATATCTTGATTTAAGTGATGTTAAAGATATTTGGTCAGCGCAGTTAGAAGATATTCGTCTTATGAATTATCAACATCATCCAGCAATTACAGCAGAAATGGCGGTATAACATGCATATATTAGTAACAGGTGGATTTGGATTTATCGGTCATCATGTCGTAAAGCGTCTTAAAGATGCTGGTCATCGGGTCACTATTATTGATGATCTTCGCTTTATTAATACTGACTTGTATCTTGAACGTGGTCGTCATATGGAATTTGCATATGATGAATGGATTAATGCAGATTCTATTAGCACAATCATTCAAGACGTAGACGTGATTGTTCATCTTGCTGGTGAACCAAATCAAGCTACATTTGCTAAAAACAATCTTGCTGCTTGGCGCAATACTGTGCAAAACACTATTCATCTATTGACAACTTATCCTAACGCCAAGATAGTTTATATAAGCAGCAGCATGGTCTATGGCGATTGGAGTGGAGAAATTGTAGAAGATGCGCCACTTAAACCTATCAACGATTATGGTAGGGCTAAAAAGATGTGCGAAGAACTTGTTAGAATTATTGCAAATAAGTGGGTAATTATTCGTCCAACCGCAGTATATGGCAATCGTGATGATAATAAAAGAGTAATTTCTAAATGGATTCGTGCTGCATTAAATCAAGAAACAATTCATGTTGATGATCCACTTGCCACACTTGACTTTACATATGTAGAAGATACAGCACAGGCTATTGCAAATGCTGCAATGTTTGACACTCACAATTTTATTGCTAATGTAAGTTATGGTCAGGCAAGAACGCTACAAGATGCTATTGAAATTATCAAAGGTTGGACAAATACTAAAAGCAAAATCCTATATGGTGATGGTATACCATTTGATATGCCCAAGCGTGGTTCTTTAAACATACGCAATGCTATTCAATATCTTGGATATACTCCTAAATTTAGTTTAGAAGATGGCATACAGAAACTTATCAAATGATTTCTTATTATAATCTTAAAGAGCAATATGTAGATTGCCAAAGTTTCATTCTTGGTGGTATGCAAGCTGTATTTGCAAGCGGTCAATTTTATAGTGGCGAAGCACATGATGCTGTTGCACGTTATATACGAGTCAAGTATGATGATGCACATGTAGAACTTACTAACAGTGGTACAAGTGCTCTTATAGCCTCGCTTATGGCGCTATATACCAAACATGGTTCACGTGTATTGCTACCAGCACTCACCTATGCCGCTACTTCTCAGGCAGTTATTGCTGCTGGTTGTATACCTACATTTGTTGATATTGATAGCAGTTGGTTACTTGACGTTGAATTACTAGATGCATTGTATACCAAGTATGGTAATGAGATAAGCACACTTATCACAGTTGATTTATATGGACAAGGTGTTGATTTAGAACGAGTTCGTAAATGGTGTGACAAGCATGACATAAAATGGATTATTGATGCAGCACATAGTTTTGGTATATGTTCAAAAGATTATAATCAAACCGTTGCCGATGCCGTATGTTTAAGTTTTAATCCACTTAAAAATCTTGGTGGCAGTGGCGGTGGTGCTGTTGTAAGTAAAAAAATTCATCCAACTATTTTAAGTGCCACATGTATGATGGGCAAAACTGAACGTGGCCCACATGGTGCAATTGAATTACCTGGTCTTAACTTTCGTATGTCATCTACGCAAGCAGCCACATTAGTAGCAAAGGTTTCTTACTTTGAAGATCATATTATACGCAAGATGAAAATTTGCGAAACCTATTATAATCATTTCAGAAATTATTCTGATAAGATAGACATGCCAATTCGCAAACCATGGGGAACTTGGAATTATTATTCATTTTCTATTGCGCCAGTAAAATACGATAGTGTCAAAACAGCATTGAAAAATGCTAGCATTGAATGTAGCAGTCATTATGCAAAGCCACTTAATCGGGAGGGGTTTGTAAAACAATTTGGATATCAACCATGCCCAGAGGCAGAATATATCACGAGCAACGAACGTATTATAAGTTTACCAAGTCATTGGCATTTGACAAACCAGGAAGTAAGCACTGTTATTCAAACTGTAATTTCTTCTTTATAAAGATTATCAAAATACGCTTTTAACCAGTTCCATTCACTTGTTAACATAAGCGCATCTTCACGTCCACCACTAACGTCGTAATAATCCTTAGCATCATGCGCAGCTTTTACCTGCCAATGAGAATTAATGCCATGATGCACATTAAACCAATTATGCAATCTATATTGAGTTTCAATACTTGGATTAATATTGCCGTAATGAATAAGTTTGATCACCTCACGAAATGCTGTACGCCAAATTAAAAAAACATCAAACGAAAGATCAGTTTCACTTATACATACGGGTACAGTTGTGTGTCGTTGGGCAAGAGTCATATCAAGACCGCCACTATTGTTTAACATAAGCTGTTTATTATAAGCAATAGGTGCCATGTGCCCATATACTAAATCATTATTAAGATTGCGATTGTTAAAAATATAATGTTTTGGTTCTTGCCAATAATCTGGTTGCCAATTTAATGTTTTGAAGATATCCAATAGTTGGCATTTTGCAAATACAGCAATAAACCAAGGTGTTTCACTCATTGATGCCGCAGATTTATATGCTTGCAATCTGCCATTTGTGCCACCTAATAATTTTGAATCAGGTCGTAAAACTTTGCAACGAAACCAATTTTCTTGGGCACATGATTCATTATTGTGAATGAATATAACTTCAACAAAAATGTCAAATCCATAATCTGTTTCACGCAATAGATATGGATACTCATATATTTCATTTTTAACGATACAATCACGAGGAACAAGACAAGTACTATTGCTCCAATTTATGCTGACAACTGGTCGTTTTTCCCATAAACATACATCTGGATAATCTACAAAACCACTATAAGAGTAAACAGTGTATATTGCATTTAGTCGCGGCGTTGAATTAAGTTCTAACGCTATACTATCATGAGACACATTTATAACAGGCCAACGTTTACGCTGCAGTGATTCGTGTTCAAAATTAAATTTAATATCATCACTATTGAAACTAGGAACATGAACTAGGAATGTGTCACCTTTTTCGCACATTCCACTTGGCCAACAATGTACCTGGTCACACTGGTCTAAATCGGGTACCCAGTTCCAATCAAAATCATCATATTCACACACATCACTATAAATCCACAACCATTCACGTTTGCTTTTGTTGACTGCTGTTTTAATAGATTCTTCCATTGTTGTAATAAGACGAACTTGAAAATCTGCAGTTAAAGGATTATCAAAAGTATTGGTGTTAAGAAAACACATATCAGCATGTTTATCACTAAACTTTAACGGCGATTGATGATATTTGTAATCAATAAAATTTGTAATAGCGTCACGATGAATAAGCACCGTATAACTTAACTGTTTCTTGCCATCCATTGTGAAACAATGAATATAATTGGTATCCCATCCATCGGGCAACCATTCAAAATCCCACTCGCTATAATCAATGCGGCGATCAGCAATCCAGGTCCATTCATTGCCCATTGCTAATGTTTTTAAGGTTTCTAAATTGAATGTATTGGTGTAATCTTGCCAATAAATTACAGGACGAACTTGCGGCAAGAATCGTAAATTGCTTTGATGATATACAATTTTAGGATTGTGTATATTTGTATTAATGAGTTTAGTATAACCAAGATGCTGTGTGCCTGCCATACAAAATACATGTGTTTTATCTGCATCCCATGCATCAGGTAACCAACTAAAATCAAAATTGCTATAGTCTATGCGTTCATCTTTAATCCATACCCACTCATCATTTTCTATATC